TTCCTGCCGCCCTGCTGCGCGGCGGCCACCATCTGCTCGACCCGGTACTTCAGCGTGCCCAGCTCCGCCTTGCGCTCTTCGGTGTTCGCCTTGAACGGGTGCAGGCCCATCTCCTGCGCCACCATGTTGAAGTCCTCGGCGTCCACCCGGGCCTCGGCCAGCTTCGCCGGGTTGGCGAGGCTGCGCTTCTGCTGCATCAGGTGCCCGGTCAGCTCGTTGCCCAGCACCGGCAGCAGGTTGAGCACCTGCGCCTCGGTCATGCCGGCCAGCGTGTCGGGGTTGGAATAGGACAGGTAGGCGCCGAAGCCCTCGCGCGCCATCTGCGTCTGAGCGCGTGCATCGCGGCTGGCCGCGCGGGACTCGCGCGCCGCGGCGGTCTGCTCCGTACGCAGGGCCTTGTTCTCCATGAAGTCGATGATCTTGCGGCCGGCCTCCGGCGAGAGCTGCAGGAACTCCGGCATGCTGCGCACCTCGCGTGCGGTGCGGCCGTTCAGGATGGCCGCGTTCACCGACGCCTCCAGCTGCTCATCCCGCTCGCGCCGGCCGTCCTTGAACGCCGCGGTGCGCTCGCGCAGGCCGGCGATGCCCGCCTTGATCGCCTCGTCCTTGCCGGCCAGTTCCTTGCGCAGGGCCTGCTCCATCACGTCCAGGCTCACCGGGTCGCGGTCCGAGCGCGGGCCGAGCCGCTGCCACACCGCGTCCGCCGTCGTGTCGCCCATGCGGGTGGCCGTGGCCCGGGCCGCGAAGGCGCCCACCTCGGCATGCTGGGTGCCCTCGATCTCGCCCTTGTTGGCCTGGAAGTAGGCCTCGGCCGCTGCCGGGTTGTCGCGCACCAGGCCCTGCAGCACCTGCTTGTGGAAGTTGGTCAGGTCCTGCACCACCTGCACCTTCGCCACTTCGGGCGGCCAGCCGTTGAGTTGCGCCAGCACGGCGTTGCGAGAAACCACGTCGTTCTTCGCCGCGGCGTGCAGTTCGGCGTTGCCCGGGTTGGCCGCCGCGAGGTTGATGCTGCTGACGATGGAAGCCTTCGCCGATGCGTCCAGCGAGAGCCGGCGCTGCTCGGCCTCGAACGCGGAGAACTGGCCCACGCTCACGCCGCGCATGCGCGCCACGGAAGCATCGAACGCGGCGCGCTGGGCCGGGCTCAGGTCCTTCGCGACCCGGGTGGAGCCTTCCGTCCACCAGGTGTCCGCCTCCTTGGCGATGCCCCACGACTGCTGCCCGCGGCGCTGCTTGGCTTCGCCTTCCCACTGCAGGTACTCGTTCTTGATCTGCGTCTCGGCGCGCAGCACCTTGTCGGCGTCCTCGCGCTCCTGGATCACGGCGCCGATCTCGGCCAGCGCGCGGCCGGCCTCGCCGATCTGCGGGTTCGCCAGCAGCCCCGGCGACGCGCTGGAACGCTGCATCGGTGTCTGCAGCGGCGCGTCCTGCACGCCCGGGCCGCCCAGGACAGGCACGCGCGGCATCAGTACACCCCGATCTTGCGGCGCTCGCCCTGGCTCAGGCCGTCACCCGGGTAGGCCACGGGCGCCGAGCTGCCCGGCCGGTACCACTGAGGTGCCACGCGCGTGGCCGATCCCAGCAGGGAGGTCGCGGCGGCCATCCATGGCTTCTCGGCGTCCGCTCGGGACTGCAGGAGGTTGGATTCAGCGGTGAAGCCCGCCGCCTGGTTGCGGATCGCCCACGCCTCGCGCGCCGCGTTGTCCAGGGCGGTGCCCGCGTCCATGCCGGCCAGGTAGTCGGTGTCGGCCAGGATGCGCAAGGCCGAGCCGACGCCCAGGTCCACGCCGTTGGCGGCCATCGTGGCGCGCTGGGTGCCCTTGAGCTGGGCACCCTTCATGCGCACGGCGCTGGCCGCGCGCTGGCCGCGCGTGAGGGCGTCCTGCGCCTGCCACTCGGCGAGCTGTGCGTTGTTGCGCGCCACCTGGGCCTGCTGCTCGTAGGCGGCTTTCGAGGCCTTGCTGCTGCCGTAGGCGCCCGACAACTGCAGGCCGGCGCCAGCCAGTTGGAACGGGTTCAGGGCGGTTTCAATCCCCATGGCTCATGGTCTTGCTGACAACGCGGGTTTCGCCGAGTGTGTAGCCCAGCCGCTCGTACACGCATACGGTGCGCATGGTGTGGATGCCGGTGCTCACGCCGATGTCCAGGTCCAGCACGCCCTTGGCGCGCGCCCATTCCTCCACCGCGCGCACCAGCTTCGGGAACGCCGTGCCGCCGCGGTGGGCCGGATCCACGTAGACCACCAGGTCCGTCGCGTGCAGGTCCGGGCCGAACCAGTCCGAGGTGGCCACGATGACGAACAGGCCGATGACCTGGCCGAGCGAGGTGGCCACGAAGATCGCGGCCGTGTCCATCTGCAGCACTTGTGCGGTCAGGTCGCGCACCTTCTGCGGGTCGAACCTGCGGCGGCTGTAGCGCGGGCTCTCCGCGTGCAGGGCTTGGCCCAGGCGCACCAGGTCGTCGATGTCGTCAGCCGTGGCCGGGCGGATGTCAGCCACCGATGCCAGCCTCCAGCGACATGGACAGCACCGTGAGCGGCAGCGGATCGGACTGGCGCACGCACACCGTGCCGTTCTGCTGCCACAGCGGATCCACGTCCACCTGCACCACGTCCGTCACGAGCGGCGGCGGGGTCCCCACCTCGTCCGCCACGGATCGCTGGCGGTACGCGCGCAGCTTGTCGAAGGTCGGGCCGGCCTTGATGGACGACGAGCGCAGCACCCGCAGGTGCACCTGACTCACGTTCTTCGGTGCACCCTGGCCGAGCCCGGCCATCTCCATGGCCAGCGGCAGGGTTTCCAGGTCGCACTCATACGGCAGGCCCACGTGCACCACGCTAGCCGCGCTCTCCAGCGTGATGCGGCCGTTCGTGACGGTCTGCCGGGGTTCGACGCCACCGTCGGCGAGGATGGACACCTCCATGCCTTCGAGGTGCCACAGGCCGCTGATCTCGGTGGCCGGCGCTCCGCGGTAGGTCTTGCCGCTGTCCACGAAGAACGCATCCTCCAGCGCATCGAACTGCCGGCTGTGCAGCCGCTCGATGAACCGATGGGTCTGGCCGCCGATCTCGCGCGCCACCACGATGTAGACGCCATCCTCTTCGCCCTCGGCCACGCTGCACACCGATTCGATCACGCCGTCGGTCTCGTGCCGATGCCACGCCTTCACCTCGTGCTCGGGCACGTGGGTCATGCCCAGCATCACGCCATCGCCGCGCGCGACCCACAGCGTCTGCACCGGCGCCCGCGAGTAGGTCATCTGCAGCACCGACTGGTAGTCGAACAGGTGCGGCGCCAGCACGCAGATGTCGTCCGCCTGGTAGCTCTGCGTCTCCCACCGGAACGTCACCTCGCGGATGTGGGATCCGCGCTCCGGCGCGTAGAGCACCGACTGGCCCGACACCACCGGCTGCACGTTGGACGCGCCGATGTAGCCCTGCGACCGCGCGCTGTTGTTGCTGGGTGTGAACACGTCGGCGCTGGCCGGGCCGATGCGCCACACCCCGCCAGAGGTGAGCGCCAGCAGGTCGCCCAGGGGCACCAGATGCCGCACGCGGTTGCCCTCGCGCGCCACGACGCGCATGGTGATCGCGTCATCGTCCCGCGTCGGGATCGAATAGCTCATGTTCTTCTCGGTGCCGGCGCGGGTGAACCACAGCGTCTGCGGCAGCAGGTCCGAGCCGGCGAACACCCGGCGCTGCTCGAAGTAGGACACCGCGGCCGGGTAGACCCCGATGCCGCCCGTGATCGACACGGAGAACGTGGCCCCGGATCCGCCACCGTCCTCGTCCACGGTCACGCTCGGCGCCGTGTAGCCGCTGCCAGGATCGACCACGCGCACGCCGACCACCACGCCGCCCTGCACGACGGGCTCGATCACGGCGCCCGTGCCGGACGGATCGGTGATGCTCAGGGCCAGCGGCGGATCCATGGTGAGCGCACTGGCCGAAGCCACAGCCGATGCACCACCAGGGCCGAAGGCCGCGATGCTCACCTGCGGGCTGGTGTAGAGCGTGCCGCCATTGGTGATGCTGATGCTGGTCACGGATCCGCTGGTGAGCGTGGCCGTGGCCGTGGCGCCCGAACCCTGTCCGCCCGGGATGTCCGAGATACTGACCGTGGGCGCGGAGCCGTAGCCGCTGCCGCCGTCGATGATCGAGATGGCGTTGACCACGCCCCCGCCCGTCACTAGCGCCGCGTTGTACCCGGTGCCGCCAGCCGTGACGGTCACGCTGCTGATGGCGCCCGAGCTGAACGGGTTGGTCGCCAGCGGGGGCGTGGTGGACAGATCCGGGTCGATGTTGTCGTCTTTGAACTCCGAGCCGTCGGTCTGGCCGACAAAGCCGTAGATGCCGGACTTCTTCTTGTAGACGTTGTAGCGGATCGCGCCATCCACCGGCGCGGTCTGCACCGTGTTGTAGTGGCCCTCCATCGTCAGGTCGTTGGAGATCGTCGCCGACGTTGACGGCAGCGATTCCTCCAGCGTGCCAGCCGCGATGGCCGTGGTGACGTACTCGTGGTCGATGGGCGTGTCGCCCGTGGTGCCGGATGCGGATGCCGCAGCCACCGCGGGCGCGGCCGGCGTGCCGATGGTCGGCAGGAAGTTGATGACGGTCAGCGTCCAGTTGGTCGCGCCCAGGCGCCGCAGCTCGTAAGGCGGATAAAACGGGTGAACGATGGTGAGCACGTCGGCCGACTGCACATAGTGCAGGTCGTATAGGTAGGGCTCGGTGAAGATCGTGGTCAGCTCATAGACCGCTTCGCTGGTGCCGCCACCTGCCCACGCGGACATGCCCGACGTGTCCACGTAGTTGCCCAGCTCGTCCAGCAGCTTGAACGTGTTGGCTGTGGCGTCGGTGACGGTGAAATAGCGGTTGTTCAGGTCCGTCATGCCGGCGATGCCTGACAGGTAGACCGCGCGGCCATTGGCCAGGCCGTGGCCAGGCACGCTGACCACGCCCTGCGCCGCGTTCGTGATGCCGGTGATGTAGAACGCGCCTTCCAGCAGGGTCGCGCCCTGGGTGTGGAAGCGGATGTACTGGTCCCCGAACTCCAGCGTGAAGGTCTGCTCGCTGCTGAACGTGAACGGGATCAGCACCGCCACGTCGCCCTTGCACCTGTTCACGTAGGCGAAGCCGGGCCGGTTCTCGGCCGAGCCCTGCGGCGTGATGGCGAAGTTCTTGCACGTGGCCAGGCCGGTCTGGTACTTGACCAGATCGGCGCGGCCGAAGAGCTGGGGCGCCAGCTCGCCGCCGGCAAAGGATCGTTGGTTGTGCCTCATCGCTCGACCGGCGCATCGGGCGGCCACGGGCCGAGCCCGCGCGCCGCGAGGAAGTCAGGCCGGCGCGTCTGGTACGTGGTGCGCCGGCCGACGTTGGCGTTCATGGCCGCCGCCTTCGCGTACTCGGCCGCGAAGATGCGCATCTGCTCCTGCGCGGTCTTCGCACCGTTGGCGCCCTTCACGATGGGGCCGGCCAGGTAGGAGGCGAGGCGCCGCGCCAGGCAGGTCACGAAGCCCGGCGTGAACTTCGTGCTGTCCGTGATGCGCGCGATGTAGCGCAAGGTCGCCGTCTCCACGTTGGTGTAGAGCACCAGCGTGCCGTCGTCGGCCGCCTCGACGATGTAGGGATGGGTGCCGGCGTCGGTGTCGATGCTCAAGAACCGCTCGGGCACGCCGGGCAGCAGGCACGACAGCGGGCGCAGGCACCCGGACGGCAGCGCATAGGCGAAGGACCAATCGTCCTCGTAGGCGTTGTCCACCTCGGCCAGGTCGGCGCGCTTCACCGCGAAGTGCCAGGGGTGCATCTCCAGCACCTCGTCGCGCGCGATGGGGTAGAAGCGCGCGCAGTGCGAGGCCTGCACGCTGCCGTCAGGCGGGTCGATGGAGGTGACCTCGGCCGGATCGCCCAGGTGGGCCAGCGCGAGGTTGCAGATGTCGGTGATGCTGGCCATCAGGGCGTCACCGCGACGAACTCATCAACGGCGGCAGCAGCCGCATCGCGCCACTTGAGCGAACCGGCGCTCGTCGTGTGGAAGCCGTCAGCGTCCACCAGCGACTGCCAGTTCGTCGTGCCGAGGAACGTCTCGAACGCCGCGATGTAGCCGTACCCGCGATCCTGGGCCAGTTTGCGAAGGTGGCGGTTGCGCTCGGCGTGATACGCGAAGTTCGGCGCTGGCGGCTTCTCCGGGTTCTGGCTGCTCAGGATGATCGCCGCGTCCGGGCAGCGACTCAGCAGCGAATCGCAGAAGCCGGCCACGATGCCGTAGTAAGTGGCCCCGCTGGTAGTGGTGTAGTTGTGCACCGACGAGATCAGCAGAATGTCCGGCGTGACAGGCAGCATGTCGTCCAGACGATCCCCCTGATAGGACAGCGACTGTCCTGGCATGGACCCGTTGTAGAAGCGGATCGTCTGCACGGTCTCTCCGGTGGGCTCCACCTCCAACTGCACGGCGCTGATGGTCATGCCGACCAGGTTGCCAAGCCCGCCGCCAAGTGCCGCCTCGGTGGACGCCGCCACTGCGTCAGCGTCGGCCTGGAGGATCGTCCCGGTGAGTGTCGTGGCGCCAAAGGTGGCGGTTAGGTCCAGGCCATCGCGCGTGATGACCAGATCGCCTGTGACGCTGGCGGTCGACCCTGGAATCGCCGCAGGAGAAGCCGCGCTGCTGACCAGCGTCTGCACGCCGCCGATCATCTTGAAGAAGTAGATCGTGACGGCGCCCGCGCTGGTCACGCGGATCTGAAAATTCAGGTAGTTGGACGCATTCAGGTAGTTGAAAGCCACCGTGAAGAGCCGTGTTGCCGCGCCGTCGCCAATGGTGCTGAAGTTCATACCCGTCAGCGTCACCGTCTGGTCCCCGGTGACACCACCGCCGAAGCGCGCGAACGATACGGTCGCATCAGAAGAGCGCACTAGGTTGCCGCCTGTCACCGACCAATCGCCGGCCGCATTCGTGTCGCCCGCCCACGCGCTACCCGTGTCAACCGGCGTGCGGCCGATCACGTCTGCCGACGTGCCGCTGCAGTCGTCGCGGAACGCCAGCACGCGCGGGATTGTGCCGGCCTGAATGACGGTCGCCGAGCCGTAAGCCTGCGCGCCGTCGTCCCACAGCAGATGTTCGACCTGCGCGTTCGGGTAGTCGGCGGCCAGCTTCTCGGCGAACGTGTAGAGCCATTCGGTCGTCGCGTTTCCAGTGCTGTCGCCCATCAGGGCCAGCGTGACGGACTCGCCGTGATCGAGGAACTGCGCCAATGTCTCGGCCCCATTGCGCGAAATCGGACTCACAGCTTCATTTGCGCGAGCCGGGCTGAGGAAGCGAGGAAAGTAAAAAACCTGCCCGTCTTCATCCCTGGCGCCGACGATGTTGTCGGTGCCGTCCTCGTAGACAAACGCAGATCCGATTTTCTGGTACGCCATCTCTCACCCTTGGAAAAAGGGCCGCACTCAGGCGGCCCTCGGGTTCACACTGCGGCCGGGTCAGGCCAGTGGGTCGGGGCTGTTGCCGGCGAGCTGGCCGGCCTTCACCTTGACCGCCGCCTGTGCCGCCTTCGGCTTCAGGTCACCGGCCGCGCGCTTCGGAGGCGGCAGCGGCTTGGTGGCGAGCTGTGCCCACTTCGGCAGTCGGGGCTCGCCCTTCGCGTCCTTCTTGGCCGTGGCCAGATCGAACAGGAAGGTCTGCCCCGGGTGCACCATGGCGCCGTCGCGGAAGCCGCGCTCGACGGCCACCAGGCGCACCAGCGTGCTGGCGGCCTCGACGGGTTGCTTCTCGTCGCTCATGGCATCAGCTCACGTTGTCCGCGTAGGCACGGTACAGGGCCGGATCGCGCGTCAGGAACGCGTTGATCTTGCCCGCCGTCACCGTGGTCGTGGCGATGGTGCACAGGATGCCCAGGTAGCGCTCGTAGGAGCCGCTGGGCAGCTTGGACACCAGGATCAGCCCGCCCGCGTTGAGCGCGGCCGAGTTGGCCGCCGCGTCGTCGGTCACGAGCACCGCGCTGGCCAGGTGCGTCGTGCAGTCAGCCACCACGCCAGCGCCCAGCGTGGCCAGGGCGTCGGACACCAGGAAGAACTGGATCGTGCCGGCGCTGCCGCCGGTGATGATCTCGGTGTCCGTCTGGACGACCAGGTACAGGTCCGAGCCCTCCAGGTCGATGGTGGTGTTCGGGCTGGTCGTGGCCGGCTTGGTGTCGATCACGTCGCCGATCAGCGCCGTGCCGGCGGCAGCGGCCACCGAGACGGCATCGGCGAATTCCAATCTTTCGTCCATCAGCATGGTCGTGTTCCTTTCAGGTGATGGTCGGTCAGATTCCCGACTCGGTGCTGGTGATTTGATCGACGCGCCGGATCGGCACGCCGCGGAAGCGGGTCACGAACTTGCCCTGCGCCTCTTCCTGCGTCTTGAACTGCAACAGCGGGTCGCGGTTCATCTGCAGGTCGAACGCGTCGAGCGCGTCGCGGTTCATGTAGATGGCCGGGCGGCCCATGTTCAGGTTCGGGATGCGGCGCATGGCCTTGGCCAGCAGGTCGCGCAGCACCGGGCCGGTGGCGCCGGAGGCCACAACGTCCTCCAGGTCGAAGTTGATGCGCACCACGTAGCGCCAGTCGCGCACCACCATGCCGCAGTCCCACTTGTAGTGGGTGCGGTAGGCTTCCATGCGCCCGCCCGAGCCGTCCACGTTCTCGATGGTCACGTGGCCCTTGTCCATGATCTGCAGGCCGGCCTGCGAGCCCTTGGGGTAGACCATGTGGCAGGTGTTCGGACCCCAGACCACCACCCAGATCGAGGTGTTGTCCGTGCTGTCCGGCGTGGCGGCCGACGTGAGGATGTTCTCGCCGTTGACCGCGGACTGGTCATTGAAGCGCGGCGCCAGGCCGGTGAAGCCCTCGGGCTCGGTCGCCTCGTTGCCGTAGATCATGTAGCGCGCGACCTTCTGGCCGAAGCCTTCCACGATGGCGCTCTCTTCGGACAGGCGCCAGGCGGCGCTGTTGCCGTTCAGGTCGGCCAGGGCCTTGTCCACCTCGGCGTAGTTCTCCAGCATGCCCAGGCCTTCGCGGACCTTCACGCTGGTGGACTTCGACGGCTGCACGCCGCCGTAGAGCTTGCGCCAGGTCGGCTCGGGGATGCCGGTGCGCACGCTGGTGGTGTGGCCGGTCAGCTCGTTGGCCTCGATCCAGACCGCATCGTCCAGGATCTCATTGGTCTGCGACAGCATCTCGATCACGGGGAGCACGTTGCCGTTCTTGTCGAGGCGGCTGGTCAGGTCCAGCAGCGTCGGGTGGGTGGCGGAGAGGGTCACGCCCGCGAAGCTCGCGGCCATGGCCACGTCGGGCGCCAGGATGCCGCTCAGGCTGGCGAAGGCCAGCACGGCGGCGAAGAGCACCATGTGCAGGGTGCGGTTGGTCAGGAGGGAACGCATGATGTGTCCTTTCTGGGTCACGGGTTCATGTTGCTGGCGGCATACATGCGCTGGGCAGTCGGCGTGCTGCCGCTGCGGCCGGGCACGAAGCCGTCCTGGCTGATGGCTTTGCCGACCTTGATGAGCCCCCGCATCAGCTCGGGGTGGTTGCCCAGCCCGCTCTGGTTCAGGAACTCGACGAAGTCCGGCGTGAAGAAGGCATCACGGGCCTGTGCTGCGAGCGCCGCGTTTTCCTCGAACTTGTCGCCGCCGAATTCCTTGTCCGCTTTCGCGTCCTCGGCCCATTTCTCGGCTTGCGCCGTGAGCGTGGCTTTCAGCGTCTCGATGCTGCCGGTCTGCATCTCGGCGGCCAGGTCCACGAGCTGCTGCGCATGGGCTTGCGACAGGTTCATGGTCTTGGCCATCTCGCTGAACTTCGCCACGAAGGGCTCGTCCAGCTTCATGCCTTCGGGCAGCGTGAAGTTCTCGTACTTCTCCGGCGCACCTTCCGCCACGGCGGGTGCCGGGGCTGCGGTGGGGGCCGGAGTCGGCGCAGGCGTGGGCGATGGGGCGGCAGCAGGCGATGCCGTCACGTCCGGCGCCGGTGCGGCTGCGGGCGTGGCTGCGGGCTCGACGGCCGTCTGGCTATCGGGCGCTGGTGCTGCGGTCGTTGCGTCGCTCATGTGCTCGTGCTTCCTTCTGCATCTCGATAAGGCGATCCGGGCAGTGCTGCGTGATCTGGCCCATCGTGGTCAATCCGAGGTTGCGCTGCCCTTCGAGGAAGGCCATTCGCAGCGCGTCACCGTCGAAGCTCGTCCGATAGATGCCCGACCGCTCCAGCAGGCGCCACACGAAGCGGCGCCCTCGCTTGTCGCTCATCAGCCAGCACAGGTCGTCGATCTCGGTTTGCGCCGCCAGTTGGGCCTTGGTGGCTTTCTCGGCTGCGGCCTGGTTCTCGCGGTCTGCGACTGACACGCCCGCAGTGTCCGAGCGGTTTGCCGTTTCACGCATACGGCCCCAAGAGAAACGGCCCCGAAGGGCCGCTCTCGTCCGCCGTTGCCGTCCTTGCCGCTCTTTCCCTTCGGGCTCCGCGGTGTACGCGATCCGGCGCCGAGAAAACCTACGCGGGCAACGCCGGGGAAGCGAGGATGGCCGTGTTGCGTCGTGGCTTCGGCGACGCTTGGAGGTGGATCCCCCGCTGCTGTGTCATTGCACGAAGCCCTGCACCACGTTGGTCAGGGCGTTGTCGGTGGTCATGTCGGCCGCGGCTAGGTCCTTGGCGGTCGCGGCTGCCTGCGCGGCTTCGGCCTGCTTCTGCGCGGCGGCCATCTGCTGCGCGCGCGCTGCCCGGATCTCGGCCACTTCGTCCTCGCCGCGCACGATCTCCGGATCGACGCCCAGGTATGTCGCTGCCTTGTCCACGGCCTTGTCCGTGTCGATCTTGTCCCACACGCTGGGGTCCTGCTTAGCCGCCGCGATGCTGGCCACGGCGCCGATCAGGCGGTCCACGCTGCCCATGCTGACCGCGCGCTGGGCCTGCGACAGCATGCCGATGAACTCGGTCTTGAGATCGGCGCCCTGAATCTCCGGCGGCGGTGGCGGCAGGATGCCGGCCTCCACCATGGCGTCGAAGGTGATGTCCACCATCGGCTGCAGCAGCTCGTTCTCGATGTTCTCCACCACCGGGCCGAGCAGCAGCAGCTTCTCCTCGTGGATCTCGGCCACCTCGCGCGCGGTGCGGTCGCCCTTGCCGTTGAGGTTGGACAGGAACAGGAACAGGTCGGCGTAGAACGCGGTGTTGATCCGGCGCCGCACGTCCTCCATGTCCAGCGCTAGATGCTCCAGGTTCAGGTTCACGTCGAACGCGGTGCGCACGGCGTTGTTCGGGCCGACCATGTCCACGTAGGTCACGCCGCCCGGCAGGTAGTCCGCGTCCTGGTTCTTCAGGCTGAAGGGCACCTGCAGCGGCGGCTTCGTCATGTAGTCGATGCCCTGGCCCTTGCGCAGCTGCTGGTGCTGTAGCTGCAGGATGTCGCCCAGGGCCACGATGCCGGGCCACTTCGTGGCGTAGACGTTGTGGCCCTTCGTCTCCCATCGCGTGGTGAGCACCGGGAACCGCTTGTAGCCCGACTCGCTGAGCACCGCCTCGCCGTTGCCGCCAGCCTCGATGTAGATGGACTCGAACGGCATGTTGCGCGAATCGAGCTTGCGCGTGTCACGGTCCTGCCGGGGCTGGATCAGCTGCTGCACCGTGATCCAGGTGTCCACGTCGTGGCGATCCCATGCGTTCTTGACCGCGGGCGAGACGATGCTCCAGTCCCAGCGGCTGGTGTCCGGGTCGCCGCGCGACACGAACCGGCGCACGATCTGCTCGACGGTCATGGCGTACTTGCGGCCCAGCGTGTTGACCACGCCACGGTCGTCGGCCGCAAGGCTGAACTCGCCCGCCGTCAGGGGATAGTGGTGCACCACGCTGCGGAAGTCGGGCAGCAGCACGTCGGACAGCACGCCATAGGTGCCCAGCTCGCCATAGAGCCCGTGCAAGGCCTTGTAGGTGTTCGAGCGGCTGAAGATCGTGCGCATGAGCTGCGTCACGTCGTCGCACCACTTGCTGACCGCCTTGGACTCCATCAGGTCCGGGTCAGCCGTCTCCTGCTTGAGCCATGGCCTGGCCGGGCTGGTCATGCCCGACTGCATGCCGCCCTGCAGCGTGGTCAGGGCGTAGGTGCCGCAGCTGTCCAGGATGTCCGCGTTGCGCTGGGCCTGCGGCGTGTGCACCTCGTTGTCGAACATCGAGGCCAGCGGGTTGAGCATCTTGTCGATGTCCCGCCAGTGCTGCATGCGCGGCTCGCGCTCGCGATCCAGCGCGGCCAGGCGCTTGCGCACCCGTTCCTTCGTGGTCTGCGGATCCCTCATCGGCCCAGCAGGGTGTTCATGCCCAGGTTCAGCGCGCTCGGGTCGATCCCGGAAGGGCCGGTCAGGAAGGTGGAGCTGTTGCCCGACATCGCGCCACCGGGGCCAGCGGCTGCGGCATTGGCCTGCACCGCTGCGGGCCGCTCGGGCTTCTTGACCGGCGCGGGCGGCTTGGTCACGGTCTGCGGGGCCGGCGCGGGCACGGAAGGCTTCAGGACTTGCCCGGCCAGCGCACCAGCACCCAGGGCGCCCACTCCGGTGGCCAGCGCAGGTGCGGCGGAGCCCGCGAAAGCGAACAGCGGCTCAAGGCCAGTGCACATGGTCAACCCCTTCAGCGTCGATTGCGATAGGGATTGTGGTCACGCCTTTCACGCTCACGCATACGGGCCGCCACGCCCAGGCCATCCAGCTCGCCGCGGTATCGCTTTGCCACCGGATAGGCGAAGCTCAGGGCCAGCGCGTCGGCACGGTTCGGGCTGGGCAGGCCGCGCGCCTTCATTGCCTTCTTGGGTTCCAGCCTGGTCACGCCGTCGGCCTGCGGCACCGTCTCCGGCCCGATCAGGTCCTGGTAGAGCACGTCGTCCGCCGGGATCGCGCCGCCCTGCTTCAGCCAGTCGCGCATGTCGGCCCACATCTCGCTGCGCTTGTCGAAGTAGCCCGGCTTCGACGCCTTGCCCCCGAACCACACCAGCGTCCAGGCGCGGCCCCACGTGCGGCCGGCGCTCACGATGCCCGTGCCGTAGCCAGCGTCGATGAACACGGCATCCGCCTCGTGCTCGTCCTCGAACTGCGCCAGCTTCTGCGCCACGGTCAGGTCGTTGTCGTTCTTCGCCATCACCAGCAGGATGCAAAAGTGCAGGCCCTGCCGCAGCCCGATCACCAGGTCGTCGTCGCCTTCCCATGCCGGGTCGCACGTGAGCACCTTCGGAGCGAATTCGTACTGCTCGGGCTTCAACT